CATTGGAAAAACCGACCGGAAACAGGCGCAGTTTTTGGAAGTAAGACGGAGAAAAGGCAAAACAATGGCGAAAACAACCGAGATGGTCGAAGTATGCCTGGACAGCTTGAAGCCTTACGCGAAAAACGCCAAAATTCATGGCAAAGAGCAGGTGGAGAAGCTAAAAGCCAGCATTGAGGAATTCGGATTTATAAGTCCGTGCCTCATAGACCGAGAAAACAACATTATTGCAGGGCACGGAAGGGTCCAGGCGGCCAAAGAGCTGGGAATGGAGACGGTTCCGTGCATATACATCGAAGGACTGACGGAGGAGCAGCGGCGGGCATATATACTCGCGGACAATAGGCTTTCAGAGCTGGGCGAGTGGGACATGGAGCTCGTGCACGACGAGCTGGACGAGCTAACAGCCGCGGGCTTCGACGCTTCACTGACGGGCTTTGATTGGGACGAGGCGGCGAAGCTGGATCCGATCGAGGACGAATACGACACGGAGGGCGAGGAAGCGCTGAGCCTTCCCAGCCGCGTCGCCAGAGGCGACATCTGGCTGCTGGGCGATCATAAGCTGATGTGCGGAGACAGCACCAGCCGCGAGGACATGGACAAGCTCATCGGCGCGGAGCCGGCGGACATGGTATTCACGGATCCGCCTTACGGAGTCGCGATCGGGAGTAAAAACGCCGCCATCAACGCGGTGGATCCAGGACGCGGCGGCCGAGTAATGGAGGACATCGAGGGCGACACGCTCTCGCCTGACGAGCTATACGAGATGCTGGTCGCAGCCTTCAGCAACCTAAAGGACCACGCCGCGGAGCATTGCTCTTACTACGTGAGCACACCGCAGGGCGGCGAGCTCGGACTGATGATGCTGCAGATGATGAAGGCCGCCGGGCTTCCGGTAAGGCACCAGCTGGTCTGGGTAAAGAACGCGGCCTGTTTTTCGATGGGCCGGCTCGATTACGACTACCGGCACGAACCGGTCTTTTATACCTGGACCAAAAACCACAAGTTCCGCGGAGGCTACGACAACACGGTCATCGACGACAGCGGCCGGCTGGAGAACCTCGACAAGACAGAGCTCAAAGAGCTGGTCCACGCGCTGCGCGGAGACGGAAAAACATCGGTCATCTACTGCGACAAACCGCTCCACAGCACGCTGCACCCGACCATGAAGCCGGTGCGACTGGTCTCGCGGTTCATATACAACAGCAGCGAGGAGGGCGACATCGTCGCGGACATCTTCGGCGGAAGCGGAACGACGCTCATCGCCTGCGAGCAGCTAAAAAGGCGCTGCCGGATGATGGAGCTCGATCCGCACTACTGCGACGTGATCATCGACCGGTGGGAGGAATTCACCGGAGGAAAGGCGGTGCGGTTAGATGGCTAAAAACATGACGCTTCAAGAGCAGGCCGATGCCGTACTGCAGCAAGCGCAGGAGCGTGGCGTCTCCTCGAATTTCTTTTTTGTAACGACCTTTAAACGCTACCAGGTCCAGATGAAGATCCTCGCATCGCTCGAGGCCGCCATCGCGGAGCACGGAGCAACGGTCACGAAGGAATATGTGAAGGGCCGCCAGAACCTAACGGCAAATCCGGCGATTACAGAATACAACAAGACCGCCACCGCGGCCAACGGAACGGTCAGCACTTTAATAAATATAATCAAAACGCTGGGCGACGAGGAGAACCAGGGCGGAAAGCTCCAGGACCTCATCGCTGCTTTAAACGCCGGCGATGAATAATTACATATTGGCATACTACCAAGACATAGTGGACGGGACAGCCGTGGTCGGCAAATGGGTCCGGATGCTATACGAGTACATCGTGCGCGGACTGCAGGACCGGGCCTTTTTTTATAGTCATAAAAAAGCGCAGGCAGCGGTCCTTTTTATTGAGCAGTTCTGCCACCACCACGAGGGAGAGCTGGCACCCGGAAGGATCCGCCTCGAGCTTTGGCAAAAGGCGCTGGTCTCTTTGATCTTTGGCATAGTGGACGAGACCGGGGCCCGGCAGTTCCGCGAGATCTTCGTGGTTATAGCACGGAAGAACGGAAAGACGCTGCTGGCCGCAGCAATAGCCGCATATTGCACGTTTCTCGACGGCGAATACGGCGGCCGTATTTATTTTACGGCACCCAAGCTGGAGCAGGCGGCGCTTTGTTTCGAGGCATACCACCAGATGATCCTCCACGAGCCGGAGCTGAACGCGATGGCCCAGAAGCGCCGCACGGATATTTACATCTCGCAAAACAACACCACCGCGAAACCGCTGGCCTTCAGCGCGAAAAAGAGTGACGGCCTGAACGTTTCGCTGGCCATAGCAGACGAGTGCGCCAGCTGGGCCGGAGACCAGGGCCTCAAGTTCTACGAAGTAATAAAGTCGAGCTTCGGCGCCCGGAAGCAGCCGCTGCTGCTGGCGATGAGCACCTCCGGTTACATAAACGATGGCATCTACGACGAGCTGGTCAAACGATCAACCCGTTTTTTACTTGGGGACAGCAAAGAACGCCGGCTCCTTCCGCTGCTCTACATGATAGACGACACGGCGAAGTGGAACGACATAAACGAGCTCCGGAAGGCGAACCCGAACCTGGGCGTCTCGGTTTCCGTAGACTACATGCTCGAGGAGATCGCCATCGCGGAAGGCTCGCTCTCAAAGAAAAGCGAATTCCTCACAAAGTACTGCAATATAAAACAAAACAGCAGCACCGCGTGGATCCGAGCACAGGACATCGAAAAATGCGTGAGCCCGCACCTCGACCTTGAGGACTTCCGGAGATGCTATGCCGTCGGAGGCATAGACCTGTCCAGAACGACCGACCTCACGGCCTGCTGCGCGATCATACAGCGTGAGGGCCGGCTTCACGTTTTCGCGAAGTTCTTTATGCCGGCCGAAAAGGTGGAGGAGGCAACGGCACGAGACGGCCTGCCTTACAGAGCATACATTCAGCGAGGAATTCTGCAGGAGAGCGGCGAGAATTTCGTCGACTATCGGGACTGCTACCGGTGGTTCGTGGAGCTAATAGAAAAATATCATATCTACGTGCTAAAAATCGGTTACGACCGATATTCGGCACAATACCTCGTCCAGGACCTGAACAATTACGGCTTCCACACCGATGACGTTTACCAGGGAGAGAACCTCTCGCCGGTGATAGACGAGACAGAAGGCATGATTAAAGACGGGAACATTTTAATCGGCGACAATGACCTTCTGAAAATACACCTACTGGACTCCGCGGTGAAGCAGAACGCGGAGACGATGCGAAAGCGGCTGGTCAAAGTTTCCGCAGGAGCGCACATCGACGGATGCGCCGCCTTGCTGGACGCGATGACCGTCCGACAGAAATGGTTTAACGAAATCGGGCGACAACTACAAAACGAAAGAAGGACATAAACGTGGGGCTTTTTGAAAAAATCTTCAGGCCGGACAAGGCCAAGAAGTCGGAGGCGGCTATTTATAATGCCAACCGGCTGTTCGAGACGCTGACCGCTTACAAGCCGGTTTATACGAGCTGGGGCGGCAAGATATACGAGAGCGAGATCGTCCGGGCGGCAATAGACGCCAGGGCGCGCCACATAAGCAAGCTGAAAGTCGAGTGCATAGGACCGGCGAACCAGTCGCTCCAGAGCAAGCTCCGCCAGGGACCAAACCAATGGCAGACTTGGAGTCAGTTTTTATACCGAGTGAGCACCATTCTGGACGTAAACAACACGGCCTTTATTGTGCCGGTTTTTGACGACCGAATGATTATAACCGGCATATTTCCGGTGCTACCGACGAGCTGCACTCTGGTCGAGTACAAGGACGAGCCGTGGCTCCGGTACAAGTTCCGCAACGGAGCAGTCGGAGCGGTCGAGATGCGCAAGTGCGCGATCTTAACAAAACACCAATACGAGCGCGACTTTTTCGGAGACAGCAACAGGGCCCTGCACGAGACGATGCAGCTTATACACATCCAGAACGAAGGCATCGAGGAGGCCGTCAAGAACACAAGCACATTCAGGTTCATGGCGGAGCTAAACAACTTCTCGGATCCAGAGGACGTCGCAAACGAGCGGAAGCGTTTTACAGCGCTGAACCTTTCGAGCGAAAGCGAAGCCGGAGGCTTCCTGCTCTTCCCGTCGACCTACCGGAACGTTAAGCAAATCGACGTCAAGCCGTACACGGTCGACGCGGACCAGATGACCGCAATCCGGGAGAATGTATTTAACTACTTCGGAGTCAACGGAGACATTCTGCAAAATAAGGCATTCGGCGACGCCTGGTCGGCCTTTTACGAGGGCGCGGTCGAGCCGTTCGCAATTCAGTTCAGCGAGGCCACGACAAAGATGCTCTTCAGCGAAGGCGAGAGGGCGCGCGGCTCCCAGATCATGGCTACCAGCAACCGGCTGCAATATTTGAGCAACGCGGACAAGCTAAACGTCTCCAGCCAACTGCTGGACCGCGGCATTTTTAGCATAAACGACGTCCGGGACATCTGGAACCTTCCGCCTGTAGAGGGCGGCGACGCGCGAATAATACGCGGCGAATACTACACCACCGACGAGAAGCTGCAGGAGGCTCCTGCAGAGGAGGAAACGAATGAAAACTGACAGAGAATATCGCAACTTTGAAATCCGGGCCCTTGAACCGGAAGGCGAGGAGGAGCCGAAAAAGATCGTCCGCGGTTACGCAACGACATTCGGCAACCCGTATGTGCTTTATTCCGATGAGGAATACGAGATCCGCGAGATCATGGACGCGCACGCGTTCGACGATGCGGACCTTTCCGACGTAATAATGCAATACGACCACGAGGGCCGAGTTTTTGCACGTATAAGCAACGGCACGCTGACCGTCGGCACCGACGCGCGCGGCCTTGCCATAGAAGCCGACCTCGGCGGAACGGACCTCGGTGCACAGGTCTATGCCGAGATCGCCGGAGGCTATACAGACAAGATGAGCATCGGTATGAAGGTCGATCGCTCTCTCGATGTTTGGACCACCGAGAAGCTGGCCGGCAAAACGATCGAGACGAGGACCATCCACAGGGTGGCCAAGCTATATGACGTCTCGGCCGTAAGCATACCGGCGAACGACGCCACCAGCATCAGCGTGCGCACGTTGGTCGACGGAGTGATCGAGCAGCTGAGAGCGGAGCGACTCGAAGCGCAGAAGAAAGAGCAGGAGCGTCGCAGATTAGAAGTCAGGGCCAGAGCCCTGGCGGGAGGAAAGAAATGACCAGAGAAGAATTACAGGAGCTCAACATCGAGGAGCTCGAGGCCAGATCGGCAGCCATAGCAGAGGAGCTGGGCAACGCCGAGACCGCACCCGAGACCGTCGAGGAGCGCAACGCTGAGCTCGACCTCATCGAGGAGCGCAAGAAAGAGCTCCAGCAGGAGATCGAGACCAGAAAGAAAGACGTCGCGGCCGTAATAGCCGGCCAGGGCGACGAAATCGAAAAACCAGTCCAGGAGGAAAGAAAAATGACTGAGAAGGAAATCAGGAACAGC